GTAATGCCCCATGTCACCGAAAAAATGCTGGGGCATGAACTTGGTGGTGTGATGGCTGTTTATAACAAGCATGATTGGCTGGAAGAGCAACGTAAAGCCTATGAGCTTTACGCAGATAAAGTCTTCTGGCACGTTAAACAGCTCGGTTAACCCCGCCATCTTCAATCCATTTAAAAACCGCCTTGCGACTGTATCTCGCCGGGTGGGTCAAAATAGGCAATGGGAAGCCATGTTTCTTACGTAAACGCCATAATGCCGTGCGTGCCTTACCGATCTCAGCCATCACTTCCTGCTCAGTCATATAGTCAGTGCTCATATTAATCTCCGCTTTCCCGCTGCATCGGGCTTAATGGTGCTGTGACATGTCACAGCTTGATTTTGATGTCATGCCAGCCAAAAGTTTGCCAGCACGCTGAATCGCCTATCTTGTAGAAATAACATCCCTCTGGATCACCCGGCAGCGCATCCCCGCACTTACCGCAACGCTTCTGCTTAAGCTCAGCCAGAATGCTCTCAAGCTCTGCATTGTCTTTGCGAATGAGCAGGGCGATATACTCATTCATATCGTAAGGCTCCCTGAAAGGGCGACGTGTCGCGCAGTTCTGCCGGAGCATCTCCAACTCTTGCTGATCCAGAGTCAGCTCCAGCTTCCCTAATCCTTCCTCTACTTGGCGTTGTCGCTGTGCTGCTTTACGTTCTGCAGCCGACTTACTCATATGCGACTCCCTTTGAGCTGCTAAGCTCAGGTGAGGGGGTACGACTATGTGCGGACGCTTCACTCAGTACAGAACACGCGAAGAATATCTGAAGGAGTTTGCCGACGAGGTAGAGCGGCAGATTGCCCATGACCATGAGCCGATCGGCAGGTATAACGTCGCTCCCGGCACACGCGTTTTGCTTCTCAACCAGCGCGATGACAAGTTGCATCTTGATCCAGTTCACTGGGGCTACGGGCCCGAATGGTGGGATAAAGCCCCACTCATTAACGCCAGAGTTGAAACGGCCGCAACAGGCCGGATGTTCAAGCCGTTGTGGAACAATGGCCGCGCGATCGTCATGGCCGATGGCTGGTACGAATGGAAGCGTGACGGCAGCAAGAAACAGCCATACTTCATCTACCATGAATCCGGTAAACCCATCTTCTTCGCCGCCATCGGTAGAGCGCCATACGACAAGGAGAACGACAACGAAGGCTTTGTCATTGTCACAGCCGAAAGCGATAAAGGGCTGGTGGACATTCATGACCGCAGGCCGCTGGTTATTGAACCTAAATCCATCATGGAATGGCTCGACCCTGAAACCAGTAGCGAAAGGGCCAGCGAGATAGCCAAAGATGAGTCGGTGCCGGCTGATGAATTCACCTGGCATCCTGTGGCTAAAACGGTCGGTAACATTAAGAACCAGACCGCTGACCTGATCGAAGAGATTGATGATCCGGTTCTGTAATGGAAAAGGCATCATTCACCTCCTACACGCTGGAATTCAATAACCCACACCCACGGGTTAGCCAGCCAGCTGTCTTCGCCGTAGATGGATTCCCACACATGATGGAAATGCTCATGGGGCGTGGCGCTGTACATGTAGCCAGGTATGGAGCCATGACCACCCAGGCACCCTTCAGCCATAGCATCAGCCTCAGTCATGCTATTCAGTCGTTCTGCTCGAACGCCGGTAATCTCCAGTGTGATGCGGGACGCCCAGCGCGGCATGTGGATGGATGGCTTCCAACATGACCGGACATCAACGCAGCCGTCATCATCACCCCATGTGAATCCACCGTCAGCAGCGTAGATGGCGTGACCAGAGTAATAGCCATTGCCGAAAGGCTTCTCCTGCACTGCCTTTGCTGGGCGGTCTGGAACGTAATCAACCATCAGGCCATTATTATCAAATGAGTGGGTCACAACTGACCACGTCTCACGCACCCACAGGCGATCACCAACTTCACCGAACGGACAGAGGGACAATATTTGCTCCATTGCGTTCGGGAAAATCCAGCCAGCTGGTGGATATTTCTTCGCTTCCTGTTTGTTGCGAGGGAATACCAGGTTCGGCAGGATGTCAGAACGGCGCGGCTGATGAAGAACTCTTCGGCGCGTCTGCGTCTTAATACCTTCCAGAACTGCATAAACCATGTCGGCGTTAAAGAGGATTGGGCGTTCACGCATAGTCATTCCCCCATACCGATTAACGCGGGGGAATTAGAGCTACCATCCACCCCATGAAAAACTTTTGCGAGCACTCCCTCTTGATAGCCCAGATATTTGGCATGAGAGGGTTTATCAGCATTTTTGCTGTTGCGGGCCTTGACGTTTTCAATACCCTCATCTCGTAACTTCTCCGCGTAGGCACTCATTTTGACTTCCTGCTTTTCATCGATAACCAGCTCTTTCACTGCATGATAGGCCCCAGAGGCCCAGCCCTCGCAAAACTGGTCAGCTAATGCCGCCTTATGCTTTGGGGGAAGCCAGCTTTCGCAGTGGTCATTGATGAATTTTTTACGCGCCTGCTTAATCTGGCGTGTCAGAACGTCAAAGATGTATGCAGCTGCAACATCACGGTTATCCAACCCATAAAATTTAACGACGCGTTTATAGCGGTAGCCAGAGGTTACTCTCCAGCTTACAAGGCCTTTCACGGCGAAGGCCTTTTCGATGGTTTGAGTCAGGAAGATCATGTAGCGGGGCAGCTTCTCAGCATCACTCGGAGAGCTTTTGCTTTCACTGGTGCTGATTTCAGAGAAAACGACCTCTGATTCACTCAGGCCATGCTCCCGCATGAATGCCTGCGCTTTTGACATGGCACTGGCGGCTTCTGCAGGGCTGCTGGTGTTTTCAGCCAGACGCATCAATTTTTGGATTTTGGAGAGGTATTTCTTTTTGGCGGTTGCGTCCATCACTCACCATCCTTAGCTGCACGGAGCCATATACAAACAGCACCATCATCCGAGTCATGAATAGAACCAACGAACCATCCATCACCTGCAGGCGATTTTGGATTCCAGTTAGAAATGTCTGCGCCATCAATATCAGGAACGGACATTTCCTCATCCCGATATTCGACTGACCATTCCAACCCCTGAGATTCCATCCAGCTGTTGAATTCGTCATTCGGTATGTATTCACGGCCATCATAAAAAGCCAGGTAATCAGGATGCGTCCAGTAACCATAAGTATCGCGCTGCATTTCAATTGGCTGGATCATTTGATAGCTCCCGTGCATTTTTTGCCAGAACTGAACAGCCAAGGCTGCTCACTCAAAGGTTTAGTTTTATCGTATGGGCGCTGGATCATTTGGCACCGCCAGATTTCATGAAGGTTGCATGAGCTAACAGGCTGAGAGTGCCGTAGTAATCACCCATATTGAATTTGATGAGGTGCATATACCCGCGATTGTGAAGCTTCACAGGTATGCAGCAGCCCATTTGAAGACGCCTGACATGGCGTGGTGCTTTAGTGGACATAAATTTGGCTCCCATACTGAGCATGAAGATGCTGGTTCAGCTTTTCAGCGAGGTTCTGAGCTTTGATGGGGTTTGAGATAAGCCCATAATCGGCACACAACCAGCCAGCTTGCTGGTGGCAGTAGCTGAAAGTTATGAATCCAACTGTGATGGCATCGGTTGGCGTCTGCATGGGAACCCCTCCATGCCCGGAGTGGGGCCGTTCAGCACTCGGTTGATCACTTCACTGGCAAAAGACTTTTCGCCAGGCAGATCGAGCGCAATCGAAAGGGTGGTCTGGACCATCTTTAAGTGGGCGTTCTGCTCGATGTAGGTGGACAGCAAGTCAAACTTCACATACTGCCCATTAGGGCATGACCGCATATAGGCCATCTCGTGGTTCATCTGCATCATGTAGTCAGGCTGGAAGCGCTCTACCTGTGAATCAGGGGAGGCTTTAACGAGTGCCTGACGAATATCGAGGCGAACGGCCAGAGCACGCAACAGGCAGGAGATATCCGGAAAGGATTTATCCAGCTCTTTTGCTTTACCGAAAGCTTCGGAAACCAGCTCTGACGTTGTTAATTTTGCTACTTCTGCCATGTGTGTACCTATCAAATTCAGGCTGCACGAATCCCTTGCCAGATTGGCAATAATTCAGAAGGCCTTGGTGTATTTAATTGGCTGGTGGATCACTGCATTAACCCACAGCCTGTCTCCGCTGAGTGAGTTGGTATCAGGAGTTGAACCTGCATCAGGTGGATCGACCTGACTATCACCGGATATCCCACATCGGCAAGGGCGTTCGCTTAGCGTCTCAAAGCGTTCAACAAAGACCCGCCTTGCAAATGCCCTTGCCTGATATGAAAAAAGTGCGGGTAAACCGGGTTATAAATTCCCTGGTGAGGAGGTAACCGGATACCCGCCAAGACTACACACAGCATTTGAACCTATGGAGATGGCTTGGTAACACCTGTTAGCCACCTGGTAAAACTAAAGGTAATTAAAGTTACAGTTGTTGTCAATGGATTTGGTAACAAGAGTTACCTTTGGGGGCGAAAATAAACCCGTGGGTACGGGTTTGGAGGGTTAAAGCTCTTGGACTACCTGAACGACTTTGCCAAGAATGCGACAGGTATTGTCACACTGGATCGGTTTAAAAATTGGATTAAGGGGCATCAGATATCGGTAAGGGCCATCAACCACCATTTTTTTCACGGTGGCATCAGAACTGCCATCAATAACGGCCACAACAATTTTACCGTTCAGATCATCAAACGAACCATAGTTCGGCTCCACTATGACAGTAGAACCTTCTGGGATGCTTGGATACCCATTTGGATTAGTCATAGATTCGCCTCTGACGTCCAGGGCAAATGCATCTTCAGAAACCTTCACAGTAGTAGAGCACCATCTAATTACATCACTCAGCCGAGCTGCTGCATACGAATCAGTCCAGCCACCTGCCTGAACGGAAGATATGACAGGCACCGATATCATCGGCGGAGAGATTGGTTTTAGCCTTGTATCATCCTTGACGTGATCACCCGTTCCATAGAGCAACCATTCTGGAGAGCAGGTAAGAGTTTTCGCCAGCTGATGAAGGTTTTCACCTGCCGGTCTAACCGTTCCGTTCTCCCATTTGGTTACAGATACCCGGCTAACTCCAAGTAGCTTAGCCAACTGTTGCTGTGTGTAGTCCAGTTGGGTACGTCTCTGTCTAATTCGATCATTCATCTCGGTTTTCATGTAACCAATGTTACGCGAATCCGATGTAAAAGATGTTTGCGTAATTTGGTAACTTTTGTTACCTTCATCTAATTCCAAAAGAGGAGACATAAATGTACAAAAACCTTGTCATTCAGCATTTCGGTGGCGTTGTGAAAACCGCCGATGCTTTAGGTATTAAACACCCAGCAATTTCTCGCTGGGGCAGTGTAATCCCTGAAAAACAGGCGATGCGTCTCGAACGTATTACTAAAGGAGCTTTGCGTTATGAGCCAACGCTCTATGAGACAAACCATAACCGATCGGCGAAAGCCTGATAACTACCAAAGGTAAAGGCAAATGGTGGAATTACAGCACATTGTGATTCAGGCATGTAAGCAGTACGAAGGCACGAACAGAGAGATTGCTGAATTCATGGGATTGAAATATGGCGAGTTTAACAACCGCCTGCACATGAAAAACGGCACCCGGTTCTTCGATATGGACCAGCTGGCGTTCATGCAGCACGTGGTAGGCCATCCGTTCTTGGCTGACTACTTTGCTGCTCAGTTTGGGATGCTGGTGGTTGATAACCCGAATCCTGAGCTGGTCGATAACGTGGACCTGTTTACTTTGCAGATGCGCGCAGACGCTGCCAGAGGTTTAGCAGCACAGGGCAAGCTGGATGCTGAAGAGGATGGGGTGGTTGAGTATCACGAACTGAAGTCAGTCACACAGAGCGTTATGAAGTCCATTCGCTACACCATGCAGGGTGTACTGACCTGGGCAGCGTTGCACGGTATGCAGGCCGATGCAGCAGATTTGATGGTGGGTAGAAAAGTTGATGCCCAGGAGATTGCAGCTCCCGGGCATCGTCGCACTTAAGTCACTTTTAGCGGAGACACAAGCACATGAACAGTTTACTTAAAAAAGCTGGCATACCGCAAATGCGTTGTAAGCCATTGCCGGGTGGTAAATCACCGGTGCCGTATTGCTATGAGTCCAGATTAACTGGCGAAGCGGTGAACAGCAACTACCAGGCTGAAGAGTCACGGGTAGAAATCATGAAGGTCTGGCAGCAGGTCAACGCCCTTGCAACTGCTGGAGGGCTGCGTGGATGAAGACAGCCAAAACCTCAAAAGGAAATACCGGGACCATCGCGGCGTTCTGGTCACTGTTATCCGCTGGGACCGTATCAACCAGCAAGTCATCTACCTCCGTGAAGGGTATCCGTATGAGTGCATGCAGCCTCTGGAACTCTTCATCAAGAAATTCACGAGGGTTATATGAGCGTTAAGTTATCCGCATACGTTTGGGACGGCTGCGCTTTGTCTGGCATGAAGTTGTCGGAGGTGGTGATCATGGCTCGACTGGCTGACTGGTGTAATGACGAAGGCGTGTGCTGGCCAAGCGTGGCAACTATTGCGCGTCAGATTGGGGCTGGTGAAAGCACCGTGCGCAACGCGATCGGCAAGCTGGTGAAGGATGGGTGGTTAAGCCGCCGTCAGCGCCGCCAGGGCAACCGGAACGCATCGAATGTTTATCAGCTGAACGTTTCAAAACTGCGTGCTGCTGCCTCTAAAGTTCACCCGCCAGAATCTGACACCTCAGAATCTGACGCCTCAAAATTTGAGGCATCAAAATCTGACCCGTCGAAATCCCAGCGTGAAAACGGTTTTGACCCTCTGAAATCTGGGGGCGATCCGTTAGTTAATTCAAAACAAGAACCATCAGATAAAAAGACTTCTTGTCAGCCTGCTGCGCAGACCGACCCTGAAGTGGTTTTGACTGACATGGCTAAGCAGGTATTAACCCACCTCAACCGGGTTACCGGACAGCGATACCAGGTAAGCAAGTCTTCGATGGAGAACATCCGGGCCCGGCTGGGTGAAGGGTTTACCACTGACGAGCTGATCCTGACGACTGATTACCTGAATGCCAAGTGGGCCAATGACCTGAAGATGGCTGAATACCTTCGCCCCACGACGATGTTCCAGCCGACGAAGTTTCAGGGGTACCTGAGCGGCGCTAACGGCTGGCTCAAAGCAGGCCGTCCAAAGTGCGTGAACGGTGAGTGGGTCAGGGAGAACGGTGAGACCATCGGCAACAAGCGTGAAGATCACACCGAACGTGACGCAGCCTACCGTCGCTTCATCGGGAGCGGCAGACAACTGAGAAACCCAAGCCAGCTGGAAGAAATGGTCAAGGCTGAAGCCAGCAGGGCAAACGTACGGTCGATGAATGCCAGTTTCGCAGTAAGCCGCTGGAACAGCATCTGGAAAGACTGCACACAGCGCACATCGGGGAGTAACGCAGCATGAATATTCGTGAATTGGCTGTCGAGTTTGTCCGAAAAAACCCTGGCTGCACGTCAACGCAGATCGCCAACGGTGCAGGTATACCACGCCGCCTGATCCAGCCGCTGATGACCGAGCTTTATACGCAAGAAGTTGTGACCCGCTATGCGCGTAAGGCACATCCATTTTTCTACCGCTTACCGCTGGAATCCGATCGGGCATGCCTCGGACCTAAGTATGAAACGCACCGTGCGAAGGCTGTTGAACTGGAGAAGCGTGGTTTATGGCGACGAGCGGCCCGCGAATGGCTTCAGGCGATGGATTCAACCATCAACGAAGAGGCCCGCGACAAGGCTGCGACACGCCGGGAGTACTGCATAAGCCATGGATGCGTTGGCATTCTGACTGACGTATCCAGCGTTAACTCTGTGTCCGTTCCGGCCATTGACCTGTGGAGGGACTGATGAAAAGCAGACTACGGGCGCACCTCAACCGGCATGAAATTTTTTATCACAGCATTCGCATCGCAAGCGTATTGATTGCTCTGCTCTTTTTGGCTCTGGTTATGGAGATGGTAAGCAAATGACTTCACTTTCAGTAGTACACAAGAACCGCGACGATTCAAAAACCGATATCGTCCCACGCAAAACCTATTTCGCAGGGCTGAAAGAGTTTTACGTCGAGCCTGGCTACAACGTTCGTGAGATTGACCAGCAGCACGTTGAAGAATTTCGTGATGCGTTCATTCAGGGCGAAGAAGTCCCGGCACTGATTGTCCAGATTACCGAGCAGGGCCTGAAAATCATTGATGGTCACCATCGCTACTATGGCGCTTTGATGGCGATTGAAGCTGGCCATGAAGTCGCCCGCCTGGAATGCAAAGACGCTAAAGGGTCAGAGGCAGATCGCATTGCGCTGATGGTCACCAGTTCTCAGGGGCGTGCCCTGTTGCCGCTGGAACGAGCCGCTGCTTACCAGCGTCTGATGAACCAGGGCTGGACTGAAGCGGAGATTGCTAAAAAAGTAAAACGTTCGGTAGCTGACGTTGAGCATCATCTTCAGTTACTGGATTGCGGTGACGAGCTGATCGGTATGGTTCGTGCCGGAGAAGTGGCCGCAACCACAGCAGTGTCGATGTCCCGTGAATTCGGTACCAAAGCGGGCAGTGTTGCAACGCAGGAGTTGGCGAAGGCTAAAGCAGCCGGCAAGAAGAAACTGACCAAAGCCGCAGCCATACCTCAGTTCAGCGCCATCAAAGCCCGCCGCCTTGTCGAACTGCTGGTGGATGCCGAAGTAGGGATGATGTCAGGCGGTTGCAAGTCGCTGGTGGTACGTGAAGAACTCATGGATGAAATCACCGCCATCCTGACCGAGTACCGTAAAGGGGTTAAGGGTGATGCACCTGAAGCCGGTACTGATGACACCGTGACTGAAAACCCATTGCCGCTGACCAAAGCAGAAATCATCTCTCAGAGTGGTGTGGCCACCTGGGCATGTGCAGCGGCCGCGTTCGGCGATATGGAAGCCTTCACGTTCAGCCAGTCGAAGTATGCGCACACATGGGCAGCTGACTCTGTTGAGAATCCAGAGGCGGTTGTCATTCCACAGGAGACGATCCGCAAGGCTGTCAGTTACATCAACAGCTATGGCGACACAAGCGAACTGCGCGAGTGGGTGAATAAGAACTATCAGGATGAGGCCGTTCAGGAAGAGATGTTCCAGCGCTTCAGCACCGTGTACCGGGAAAATCAGAGCGACGTTAAATCAGCTGCTGAATTCCTGAAGTTACTGAACTGCACCCTGAGCGCCAGCTGGACGAATATCCGCACGTTACGGGCAGCGGTAAAGCAGGCGATTGGCGAACTGGCGGGGGCGGCTCAATGAAATACGGGCTTATCTATGCTGATCCACCCTGGCAGTATGGCAACACCGTAAGCCGCGGTGCCGCCGATGGCCATTACAGCACCATGAACCTGACCGAACTGAAGAGGCTCCCCGTGTGGGAGCTTGCTGAAGATAACTCTGTTCTGGTGATGTGGTACACCGGTACACACGTTGAAGAGGCGCGTGAACTGGCAGAGGCGTGGGGTTTCGATGTCCGGCAGATGTTCTGCTTCACATGGGTGAAGTTTAACCCCCTGGCTGAGCAGCGTTTCAATAAGGCGATCACCGAGCAGACTATCTTCGACTTCACCGAGCTGCTGGACATGCTTAATGCTGAGACCCGGATGAATCCCGGCAATTACACGCGGGGTAATCAGGAGTCTGCGCTGGTGGCAGTAAGGGGAACGGGGCTGGGGCGAAGCAGCCGATCGGTAAAGCAGGTAATCTACTCATGCCAGGGTGAGCACAGTACCAAACCGGCAGAGGCCAGATTCAGGCTTGAAGAGCTTTATGGCGATGTACCTCGCATTGAACTGTTCGCCCGCCGCCCGTCAGAGGGATGGGATATATGGGGCAATGAGTGTGAGAACAGCATCCAGCTGGTGCCGGGGAGGGTAGCATGATCCATTACCACGGCGGCCCAATCTACCCAGAGCAGTGTGCTGTAAGAGCCTGGTCTGCCAGACATGCATTTATCTCTTTCGCCCGTTCCGAACAGATTGAACTGGCTTCTGAGCTTTGTCAGTCATTCGCTCTCGACAACGGGGCATTCAGCGTGTGGAAGAAAGCAGGCAAAAACTGCATTGACTGGTCTGGTTATTATGAGTTCGTTGATAAGTGGAAGAACCATCCCGGTATGGATTTCGCGATCATCCCTGACGTGATTGATGGTGGTGAAGCTGAAAATGATTTCCTGCTGCAGCAGTGGCCACATGGGAAATTCTTTGGCGTCCCTGTATGGCACATGAATGAATCTGAGGAACGGTTTATCCGCCTTTGTAATGAGTTCCCTCGTGTGGCGATCGGTTCGTGTGGGGAATATGACGTTAAGAAACCTCGTATGGCAGTGGCTCGACTTAAGGACATTATCCGGCATGTATTGGACGTTCACGGTCGCCCCGTATGCAAGCTTCACGGCTTACGAATGTTGAACCCAGATATTTTCACCAAGATTCCGTTGGCTTCAGCGGACAGCACCAACATTGCTCAGAACGTTGGTAAGGATAACAACTGGGCTAAAGGAAACTACCTGCCAGCATCCAAGGAAACCAGGGCATATGTAATGGCTGAGCGCATCGAGTCAAATAACAGTACCGGAACCCTTCATTACGACCCGGTAAAGGATCGAGTGAGCATACAGCTGGCAATGGAGATTTGATTTGAAGCTTATATTGCCATTTCCACCAAGCATAAACGGCTATTGGCGCTCCCCAGGGAAGGGGGCGTTAATCAGCGCGAGAGGACGAACGTACCGGGTTAATGCTATCGCCTCTGTCTGGGAGCAGCTTAAACGCCGCCCACAGCCTATCACCCATGAAATTGATATCTACGTCATCTTGTACCCACCGAGCCGCGCTAAGCGTGATTTAGACAACTTCCAGAAAGCCTTATTCGATAGCCTGACTCATGCCGGTGTGTGGGCTGATGACAGCCAAATTAAACGGATGACAGTGGAATGGGGTGATGTGACATGTCACGGTAAGGCGGAGGTGACGATCTATGAATTTCATCGTAAAAACAACGATGTCACGTTGTCCGAATAAGGCCAGGGATGTATATTTATACAGTCACTTCGTTACGTTTTGCATGCAGGCGAGCGTAACCACAATAAGCGGAGACAAGTATGAATCAGTTACTCGTAATTGATGGCGTTTCTGTACGCCAGGATAACTCAGGGCGCTGTTGCCTAAATGATTTACACCGTGCTGCTGGTGGAGAGGATCGGCATAAGCCGGCGAACTTCTTCCGTCAGGAGAACATCAAGACACTGTGTGCAGAAATCGACCGTTGCTCAGATTTGAGCATCGGTTCGGTTGAGTCGATTCGTGGCGGGCCCAATCAGGGAACCTACGTCAGCAAAGAGCTGGTGTATGCGTATGCCATGTGGATCAGCGCGGTATTCAATCTGAAGGTCATCCGAACCTTCGACGCGGTGGTGACCGGGCAACAGATTAGCCAGCGTTCTGACCAGGTGCAGGCAGGTGTAATCCTCCTTGAGTCTGCATCACGTATGCTGAACTTCTCAAACTCTTCAAAGCTGGGCGCTTATCAAAAGCTTCAGGAATTCGCTGGCCTGCCGAACATGATGCCCTCATACGCTATCGACGCGCCATCCGACTCTGTCGACGGGTCGAGTCGTCCGACAATGGCTCTGACGACTCTGCTCAAGAAACATGGCATCACGTTACCTACAGCCGATGCATTCCAACGTTTGAAAGAGATCGGTCTCGTTGAACGTATGTCTCGGCCAAGCAATTCATCACGCGCTTGTGACGGTGTAAAGCTGTTCTGGTCCATTACCAGTAAAGGGCTGGCGTTCGGGAAGAACATCACCAGCCCCAATAACCCAAGAGAGACGCAGCCTCACTTCTACAATACGAAGGCGCAAGAGCTTATCCGTTTAATGGTCAGCTCCAGTGCTGCATAAGGGGTATTGATGCGAGCTTTACTCAAGCCCTGTGTACAGTCCGATCTCGGCGTTGTGTTGCTGAAGCCAGGCCGGGAGCTGATGCCTTTGTTTCACCAACGGCGAATCCTTATCAGTAGTGAACCTGAATACATGCAGAGCCATGCCTCCGGTGCAGTTGCTGATGTAGGCCAGCCGCTGCTGGACGATCCGGCCATATTGTCGTTCTTCACACATCAGAGGGTGATAAATGCTGCTGGCGGGATTGATGCGCTGGAGAATCATCTCAAAGACACGAACGGCTGTCAGTGGCACGGAGACTGGCACTCCACAGATCACACCATCTTGAGAACGGAAGAGGGCGCGGTAAGGTTGTGCTGGCATCACGATAATGAACTGCGTGAGATGGCCTCGCTTCCAAAGCTCCTGGCAATATCTCAGGTCAACGCCGCTAAGTGGGTTATCCAGTCAGCGCTGGTGGCTTTTCATCTACCAGAGGGGCATCAGTTGACACTGCCAGAACTCTGCTGGTGGGCTGCTACTAAAAACGTTATCGATCTGATGCCTGAGCCGGCAGCTCGCCGGGTTTTGAAGATGCGGGCTGAAAAGATAGCAACTGGCGTAATGCGGGAGTCAGAGATTGCACCTTCAAGAACGGCAACCAGCATCCTGGAGGAACAGGCTAAGCAGGTATTGGAGATGGCCATTGATCCGGAGACACCAGAAACATTCCTGTTGAGGCCCAAGCGTCGTCGCTGGACCAATGAAAAGTATACCCGGTGGGCAAAAGCTCAGCCTTGTCTTTGTTGTGGCAAGCCGGCTGATGATCCACATCACCTGATTGGTTACGGCCAGGGTGGAACGGGAACCAAAGCGCATGACTTATTCGTGATACCGCTATGCAGGGCGCATCACGATGAACTTCATGCGGACATGCGGTCGTTTGAGGCGAAGTACGGCACTCAGCCAGAAATGCTTTTGCGAACGCTCGACAGAGCCCTGTCACTGGGCGTGATTGCCACGGGCAAAAAATAGCGGAGACAAAGATGCGTAATATTCAATTGGTACTAGAGCAATGGGGTGGATGGGCATCTAACGAGGGGTCTCGTGTAGGTTGGTCGCCGGTAGGTGCGATGTTTAAAGAACTACTTCCCGATACAAAAAAGCAACGTGCTTCATGTTCTGACAACGATGGTATGATCATTGATACAGCTGTAGGGATGCTGGCTAAGGCCAATAGAAGTAGTGAATTAGATTTGGTGATGCTTCACTATCTTTACGATGTATCCAAATCGACAATTGCTCGCTGGAATAAATGTTCAGAAGGTAAGATTAGGCAACAACTAATTATTGCTGAAACATTCGTTGATGCATGCATCCTCATGACCGGAGCTGAGCTTGAGATGGATAGTTGGAACAAACATGAAAAATAAAATGTAAGTGAGGTGTTCGTTACGAATTTAGCTTGTTAATGTGTTAAGAGTGGTCTCAACGAAAGCAGCTTAACCGCTTGTTAGCAGCAATAAGTTCACTTAATAACTGTAAAGCTTTCCTAAATCAAAAACCGCGCAGATAATAGCGACTTCAGTTTTATCCATGGGGAACAATATGGATTCGTTTATTAGCTGGGTAATTGGGAGTCCTGAGAAGTCCTTGCCGACCTTGGGAGCTGCAATAGGTTTAGTTCTAGGTGGGTTCTGGACCGCTTTAACTTTTTTTCACAAGGTTTGGATGGAAAGAGAGGAAAAACAGTTTATTAGGTATCACAAGTTAGTTGAAGAGCTTAATAAAGGTCGAGTTAACAGCAAAGGAGAGCCAGAAGTATACGTTGACTACCAACTGAACAGCGTTTATGAAATGCGGTTTTTTCCTAAGTACTATCCTCGCTCAGAGCGAATCATTGAGTTATTGATACCCCGATGGAAGATTTCGGATAGCTACAATGACCAAAATGTGAGAGATCTTGAGACCACGCTGAGGTATATAAGGATCAGAAAGTCGCCTATTGGAAGGTTCTTTCTAATCATCACCGAAGCCATCTGGCCTTGGTATAAATAAACATAAACTCATAAAGCTGCTTATAGCAGCTTTTTTTATGCCCCTCATAAGTTGAGAGGACGATACAGCATAAGGGGGCGAAATGTCCGATCCGCTATCGGGAGGAGTAGTTGTTACGGCGGCCGGGTTAACGGGGGCGAGCATCTTTGGTCTGTTTACTGGCACTGATTATGGTGTCGTATTCGGAGCGTTCGCCGGTGCAGTTTTCTACGTTGCTACTGCTGCTGACCTGACTCTGATACGGCGTGCAGCCTATTTTCTCGTTTCATACTTCGTTGGCATCTACGGTGCCGGGTTGGTTGGCTCAAAGTTGTCGTTATGGTCGGGCTACAGTGATAAGCCGCTTGATTCTCTGGGGGCAGTAATCATCTCAGCTGTGGCCATCAAGACATTAACCTTCTTCCTTGAGCAAGACCCCACCACCTGGCTGCAGCGATGGAGAGGGGGAACCAATGGCAATAAGTGATCCGCTACTGATAGCAAACGTAATTACGTGCACTGCGATTGTTGTCCGGTTAATGGCATTCCGTAAGCCGGGAGCAAAACATAACTGGTGGGCATCCTGGCTGGCATATTTGCTGGTCCTGTCATATGCGACGGTGCCTTTCCGGTTCTTCTTCCATTGTTACGGTTCGCCCCACTGGGCCGCCGTGGCTATTAATCTCATCATCTGCGCTGCCGTCTTCCGGTCACGGGGGAATGTGGCTCAGCTACTTCATGTATTGAGACCACAATGAACCTAAACCAATTTCAACGGGCGGCTGGCATCAGCGCCGGATTAGCTGCGCGCTGGTATCCGCATATTGATGCGGCAATGAATGAGTTTGGCATTAATAGCCCGCTGGAAAAAGCAATGTTCATCGCGCAGTTGGGGCATGAATCAAATGGGTTCACTGCCGCTCGCGAGAACTTCAAATACAGCGTTCAGGCGTTGATTGTCACGTTCGTGCCGGCAAGGCTTACTAAAGACCAGGCCCTGATGCTTGGACGTAAGCCCGGCGAGAATGCTCTGCCATTAGAACGGCAGCGGGCGATTGCAAATCTGGTGTACCAGAAACGCTTCGGCAACAACCAGCCTGGCGATGGATGGAAGTATCGCGGTGGTGGGCTTATCCAGACAACGTTCTTGGATAACTACCGCGCCACGGGTAACGGCATCAAGCTGGATTTGGTGAGTAACCCGGAGTTGATAGAGCAGGACCAGAACGCAGCCCGATCGGCGGCATGGTTCTTCGTGTCGAAAGGTTGCCTTCAGTGGGCTGGTGCGATTATCAAATGCACTCAGGTCATCAACGGTGGGCAGAACGGCATTGAAGACCGTACTAAGCGTTATAACCTGGCTAAATCGGTACTCGTATGATGGCGTTCACCGGGGAGTGGCTGGTAGATAACTGGCGAGCTGTTCTGGTGGCTGGCTTGATGTTCATGTGCATGGGCTTTGCGATGTCAGCTAACAATTATAAGGCCTCAGCTGATAAGCAAAAGGGACTGACTGAAACTGCACAAAATCTTGCAGACAGCCGGCAGGAAACTATTGAAGACATGCAGAGACGCCAGAAGAGTGTGGCCGCGCTGGATGCCAAATACACACAGGAGTTAGCTTATGCAAAAGCCACTATTGATCAGCTTCAGCGTGATGTTACTGCTGGCAATCGTCGGCTGCAACTCAACGCCAACTGCCCGGACCAATCCACCTCCGGCACCGCCAGCATGGATGATGCAGCCAGCCCCCGACTTA